ATGAAAGTCTATACATTTTTTTAGACTTACAATAAACCTTTCGCTAGACATAGTTTCTACTTTAGGTTCATAAAAAGAACCTATCTTCCTGATTTCTTCAATAGTGCTATTTCTAATTTTTTCTTTGATACTAGGATTCGGAAAAAATGTACCAGCAACAAATACAAAAAATAAGAATAAACAAATAATAGAATAGTCCCATAGTTTTATACTAAGTATATTTGTGTTCATTTAAGGTTTGGGATAACCTTCCAGCTTTGCAGCTTATCTTTGATTGAGTTTAGTCCTCGTCGTCTAAATCTTCTGAATCATCAAAAGATTCATCTTCGTCCATTTCATCAGAATCATCGTAAGTTTCTTCTGACTCCATTTCTTCAAGGTGGTCTTCTAAAAGTTCTCTAAGAGTATCCAGTTCTTGATTTATTTTGTCTTGTGCCTTTTCAAGTTTAGCTATTACTTTTTCTATTTTCATTACCACACTCCTTTTGTTAGTTTGGTGGCAAATTCATTAAGGTTATTTATTGTTTATGTAAATATATAATTTTTAAAGAACTAAATAGATAATAAAATCAAGAGTTTAATCTAGACAGCACCCATTTCTCAAAGTCGGTAGAATCTAATTTTTGGCGCATAGTCTCCCATTCATTAAGTTCTTTCTTAACAAAAATCTTTTTATTTAGGCTTTGCAGTATAGGTATTGTCGGTTTTTTATTATTCATATTGGTAAGATTTCTATTATTTTCACTACTATTAGTATTATATATATTAGTTGTTGTTCTGTCTGTCATATTTTGATTCACTTTGACCGGCACATCTTGATATTTGCTATATTTTACAATGAGATAAACACTTAAATTGCGTGTCAAAGTTTGATTCAGATTGCCACTTTGAACTAGATTGCGAATTATTGTTCTTACCTTACGTTCAGAAATATCAAATTTTTTAGATAAATCTTTGTAAGCTATTGAAACTTCGCCCCTTTTTAGTTTTATTTTCTTTTTACGATATATAACTTCACAGTCTTTATGCGAAGCCATAGCAACTAAATATAAAAATATAGCAACTTCTAATTGATTATTGAAATCTTTAGAATTGTATATCTTCCTATGTAAAGCTATCCAACCTTCAGTCATTTAACTCCATTGTTCTGCCATAGCTGCAGCAACACCTTTCCAAAATTTTGAACGAATTTTTGCTCTATCTTTGCCTGAGTTATGCTCATGGAAATATATTGGTTTACCAATTTTTTTTCCAGTTTTATAATATCCATAAATTTTAGGTTTTACTAATTTTGTATGTGTTAATGGTTTTAAATTCTTGAACCAAAAACAAGTTCTTTTAGATTCTTCATCTCCAAAAAAATAGGGTTGTATAATTTGGTCAGGCTTTTTAAAATTATAGTTTAAATAACCAACTGGATTTTCAATACAAACTTTAGGTATATTGCAATAATAAAGTTTTTTAACAAATTCTAAAGCCTCCAATCTTAATTGTTTTCTTAATCTTGCTTTGTCTCCATATTTTTCTTCGTTAAACCATCTTATGCCTGCATTTGATAAATATGTGCATGGTGGGTGAGCAATCATTAAATCCCAACCTTTATCTAAATGTTTTAAAATATCATCTTGAATATGATTCCCTTGTGATTCGGTTGGCAAAATATCACAACTCCAAGCATCATGTCCAAGAGCTGCAAAGGCATTTCTAACTATGCCACTGTACTCACAAGCAACTAAAACCTTCACTTTATTTCCTTTTTAACTAAATCAATAACTTCTTCAGTAAAAGACTTTAAACCATTCTTACTACAATCTTCTACCGCTGCATAACAACTAAACCAGCTTTTATTAAAGTGTTTGCCAATTTTGGCATAAGAATCGTTTGTTATTTTTCTTATTACAGTTACACCGATTTTATTAAATGGAACTTTGTAGAAATTAACTTTGTTGTAGAGTTTTGGGTTGCAAAGAACTTTCTTTGTCGTCTCCAAAATATCTAAATATGTATTCATCGTAGTATCCTTCTGTTACTAGTTTTTGTATCTTTTTGCATGGACTTTTACAAGCCAATTTATAGGAAATGTATATAGGGTTTATTTTATATTTTGTCCAAAACTTTCTTTCATTCATAGTATGCTGTTCCCTATGATGTGGGTAGCACATGGCAGTTACAAAGGCATCGTTCTTCTGCGCCAAGCCTACATTACCAAATGGTAGATTTCTAATATGACAAACCTGAACTTCTGGGTTTTTGCATATAACGCAAGTATAATTTTTAGATACCCACTTTAAATGACTTAGTGATTTAATAACCTTCCTTTTTGGAATCATTTATATTTCTTAGCTTTTTTCTTTGCTGCTCTGGCCACAGATAGTGCAATAGCAATAGCTTGCTTTTGCTTTCTTCCAGATTTCAATTCTGTTTTAATATTGCGACTAATGCTTTTCGCTGAATAACCTTTAATTAATGGCATATAATATCCTATTTTACGTGACTAGTAGGGAAGGCACTACTAGCCACAATTCCTAGTATCAAAACAAGAACAAAATAGCAACTGTTTAAGCCTTTGATTTATATATATTTTTTTTATATCAAATTGCTATTTTATGGCTTTATATATTTGGCATATATTATAGAAATGTACCGACTCAGTTGTTATCGCAAGTAGCGCTGAGTCACTAACAAAAATAAAGGAGATAAAATATGGCATACGTAATTGATTTAAAAAATAGAACTGTTGCAGAATTTACAAAAGATGAATTAATCACTTTTGCAAATACTTGCGATTATAAAAAACTTGATAAAGGTAGATTTTGGATTGTTGAAACTAAAGAAAAAGCAATCAAAGTAATTACAAAACTAATTAAAAAAGGCTTTTAATGTTTAATAATGATTCTAAATTTGATTTTGATTTAGCTAAGGGACTAGAAAATGAAAAGTCTATTGCAGCATTTCTTGGTATGTCAAAAGACAAATTTGAATGCAAATCAGAAAGGGACTATTGGAAGAAGACTGGTAATGTTTGTATTGAGTTAGAATCTTATGGCAAGAAATCAGGATTAAATGTCACTCAAGCTAAATACTGGGTTCATAGTTTTTATGATGAAAATAAATTAGTAGGATTTACTATTATTGAAGTTGAAAGATTAAAGAACATTGTTAAGAGAGGAAACTATAAAGAGTTTATGCTTGGCGACAACAAAGCAAGCAAGTGCGTTTTGATACACATGAGCGAATATTTAAACCAATGGAGATTTAAATGACTATTATAAATAGAGCTTGGTCTATGCCAAATAAAAACACGTTTTCTATTAAACCCATTAAAGAATTAATAGAAAAATATTTAATTGGTAAATGGATTGACCCATTTGCTAATGATTCAATTTTTAAAGATAAATTAATAACTAATGATATAAATCCTAATTATAAAACAAATTACAATTTAGATGCTTTAGAATTTTTAAAACAATTTGAAGATAATAGTATTGATGGAATATTATTTGACCCACCATATTCAATTTATCAAATAATTGAAAGTTATGAAGGGTTTGGAAAAATTAAAAAGTTTAGTCGTTATGCTTTAGAAATCAAAAGAATAATAAAAAAAAATGGTTATTGTATTTCATTTGGTTGGAATACAAATGGTATGCCTTATGAAATGAAAACAAATAATATAAAAGAAAAAACTGGCTTTTCTAAAGATAAATTAGAAATATTAATTGTGGCACATGGTGGTTGTCATAATGATACATTAATAACAATAGATAAGAAAGATGTTTAATGAAAAACTATAAATGCAATATAAGCTGGAATTCTCATTGTAACAAAGAGGAGATAGACGACATGATAAAGAAGTTTAAGCAATTTATTAAACTATCTTTTTTCAATGTCACAAATCTTGAGCATGATTACAAAGAGGATAAACCAAAAAAGGATAACAATGAATAAACAAATAAAAAAACTTTTAAAAGCATATCATAGAAAATGGGATTGCTTTGGAAACTTACTAAAATGCAAAAAAAAGAAATAGGAGTAATTTGTAGTATGTCTTACTATGAGATGCGACTCTTGGTAAGTTGTATGACAAAAATCTTATTAGATAATGAAGTGCAAGGAATAAGTACAAAAAAAAGCATTACAAATCTAATAGGGAAACTAAATGGTATGCTAACTAAACAAATGAAATATGTTAGAAATAATTAACGACATAGGTTTTTGGTGGTTTATGTTGGCAGTAATATTAACTTTAATGGTATGGAATATAAAATGACTAGAGAAACAAAAGATGGAATAGGGTTCGTTATCACAGCTTTATTGCTTGGTGCAAGTATAATATTAATACATTTTGGAATTAATTAACTATGAAACGAAGTGTAGATATTGATATACTGGAAGGTTGCGCAGAAATAATAAGCAATTACTTTGTTGAGAAAGAGTTCTTTGGTAAGCCGCCAACTGGTTATCAGAGAGCACTTTACAATGCTTTACTAAAAGCTATAAATGGAAAAAAAAAGAATGAACTCATCAAGTAAAGACTTAAGCACAAAACTTGGTCAAAGTGTTTTTGCTGAAAAATTAAGACAGGCTTTAAAAGAAGCTGAACTTAAAAGAGAAAAACAACAAATGGAGAAGGCAAATGAAAAGAAAAAAGACTGATTTAATTGTTGCGCTTAAAATCATAGAAGACTGCGTTAAGAATAACAGATTCCATACACTAGCTAATTACATAGAACTTGCTTGGCAGAAGTTTCCAAGATTAAGATTCTTAGACTACAAAAATGTTAGAACTATGGAATATATAAAAAAAGGAGATAAAAATGAAAAAACTAATATCATTCGCTTTACTAGGCGGACTATTAACTAGCTGTACAACTTACAAGCCAGTAATAGATACAAAAGGTAGGAGCGGCAGCTACCCAAGTGACAGAGCCGCAGAAATAACCGACGATGTCCAGCATTGTCAAACTCTGGCCAACCAAGAAATTGGTGTGGTATCTGATAATATTATTTGGGTTTATAATAATGTTTTTAGAGGTATATACTTTTGGCTACCACCAGAAGAAAAACGTACTAGAGAAAATTATACAAAAAAATGTTTAGCCGGAAGGGGTCACAATGTTATCAACTAAAACAGTACAATCAGAAATCAATAGATTAGTTTTAGAGTCTAAAAAAAATAGACACATCACTTCTAGTGAGGGTGCTTATTATTACGACTTGTGTTCAGTTGAAGATAAGACAATTTCTTTAGAAGATTTTTACAAGAAGTTCCCTTATCATAATCCTAACTTTGATTCAGAGTATTGGCAAAAGCAACACCAACGATGGAGGGAAATTTGGAAACAAAATTAGACTTAATAAATAGACTGGCCAGTAATTTAAGATTCTTGCGAATCAATACAAAGGTTGAAGAACCAATGACTGGTAAAATTAAATATATGAGTCAAAGACATTTAGCCGAGTTCTTGGGTTCTGCGACTCAGCAGATAAGTAAATTTGAATTAGGCACGAATCAAATGTCAGCTAGTCAAATATATAAAGTAGCTAAAATATTTGATTTGCCTATTGATAAGTTATTTGATGAAAATTTACCCAAATCAGTCTACAAGAAAATAATTAAGTACGATATTTATGCTTGAAGTATTGTTTATAATAATCTTATTTATAATACTTTTAGTGTTAATTACTAATAACTAAAAAAGGGAAAATAAAATGGAAGAGATAAAACTATATGATGGTCAAGAGACTTTATTTTTTGACCCAGTGCTGCACCAGTACTTTTGGAATGAAGAACAATTACCTAGTGCCACAACAATTTGCAAATTATTAACTCCAGCGAACGTTATTGGCGCTTGGTCAGCTAAAATTTGTAGCGAGGAGTTTAAGAAGTTAATTAGAGCTGGTGTTACTTATGATGAAATAGAACTAGTTAAGATTGCAGAACAAATTAAAAAAGCACCAAATCAAACAATGGGTGATGCTGGCTTAGTTGGTAGTCAGGTTCACAACTTAATAGAAGATTATATTCATAAAGGTATTGCACCTGAGATTATTAATCCTGAAATTAAAAAGTCATTTGGCAAGTTTAAAGAATGGTACGACAAGCAAGAGGGTTTAGAAATTGTATTTACTGAACGTAAAGTGCTTAGTCGTATTCATAAATTTACTGGAACTCTTGATGCTTTATTTAAAAATAAATCTGGCCAGTATATTATCTATGACTGGAAGTCATCATCAGGCATAAGAGATTCTATGTTAGTTCAAATCTATCTTTATAAGATTTGCATTAAGGAAGAATTAGGTATTGATGTCCAAAAAGGAATCATAGTTAATTGCACAAAGACCGGCAAATTAAATATTAAGGAATTTCTAATAGGAGAAATGCAGGAAGATGTGGCGGTATCCTGCCTAAAAATGCACCGCTACTTAACAAATAAGGAGAAATAATATGCCTAACATTTCAGGAGTCGTAAAATATGTTTATGACAACCGATTAATGAAAGATGGTAGTCCAAACAAATATCCAAACTATACCTTTGGTATTAATGACCAGAAGATAGTTTTGTGGTCTGCTATTAAACCTACTTTTTTAGAAAAGGGTAAAAAATTGTCGGTGGCAGTCCAAGCTAGTAAAAAGAATGGTAATTTATTTGTGCAGACAAAACCAGATAAAACACCAATCATTCAGGAGTTGCCTGATGCGCCTGACACCAGCTTTAACCCAGATGAGTTAGAGCAGCAATTACAAGAAGTTGCAAAAGACTTTGATGCTGATTTGACTATACAACCTAAAAAAGCATTTAACAAAGACGAATATATGTTTGTTATGGCTTTATTAAAATCTGGGATTGAAAGTTCTAAAATTGGTGTTACAAAGGAAGAAATTGATTTGAAAATTAAAGACTTCAAGTTTTTATTTCAGATGAATTTTATCTAGCTTTTTTGTTAGTTATTTTAGTGGCCAGTTTTTATTTTCATTTATCCCTTATCTGGCCACTATCCCTTGCAATCAAATATATAAATGATATATACTAATAATGTTTGTGAGAGAGAAAATTCTTGAATGCACAATTAAAGTTAAAGAACTTTTTGACAATCAAGAAGATGCTCTCAAAAATGAAAATGAAGGAAAGATTATTTCGGTAGACTTGTTAAACAAAAAGTTTATTAGAAATAATATTAAACTATTTGATGACACAACAACAAGTAGTTCAGAGAATCAGGGACAGAAGTCAAAAACTTCTTAACCTTGAACTAGAGTATAAAATGAAGTTAGAGAAAGCAAAAAGATTAAAAGAACTTCTAAACTCTAGATATGTCTTTGAATTTGAAAAATTACTTACTAAGTAGGTAATACAACTATAAAATGTAAAGGAAGGATATGGAAGACTTTGCTCTAAAAAACCCTGACGATATAAAACAAGAACTAGATTCTCTTTCTGAAGAACTAGCAAACGCACTTTATGATTTTAGAAGATGCGAGGAGTTTCGCAAAATAACTTTTAGTCAATTAACTATTACAAAAAAATTAGAAAAGAATTGTAGTGTTGCAGAAGCAGAAAAGTGGGCTTATACTGCTGATGAATACAAAACTATAATAGAAGGATTACTTTATGCAGAAAAAAAATATTCTATTGCTAGAGGAAAGTATAGCAACTTGCAGTCATGGGTGGACTTATATCGTTCGTGGCTAGT